TGCAGAACGGAGTTCCATCTTTGCAGATGAAATATCCAACGTATACAATCACGCAGGTTAAGTGTTATGAATGGGAAAAGCAGGTGAAGTCCTAATGCCGTATTCTAAGTATAGCCCAAAGCAAAAAAAGTTAGCCGCAGTGGCTCCACCACGCAAGAAAATTACTGGCGCAGACTTGAAAAAGCTGAGCAAAAGCAAAAAAGGTAAAAAGAAATGAACCCTCTAGGATTACTTGCAGGACTAGGTGCTTTGAACGCGCTAAGCGGCGGTGAGCTAGGCGCAATGTTTGGCGGTAAGGCCGCGACAGGCAAACGCTTTACTGGCCTGATGGATATGTTAGACGGTGGCGGTGCTGGCGCATCTGGAAATAAGTTTGAGGGCGGCGGTTTGCTGTCTGCTCTAGGTAATCTTTTTGCTAAACCGCTTGAGGCGCAGGATAATGTAGAGAAGATTGCAGCCCGCACATCTGCGCGTAACATGCTTAGACCAAAGCTGCGTCCAGAGGGCTTACTTTCTGAAGCACAAAAAGAACAGATTGTGATGAACCAAATCGTAAATCCAGACGTATATGGCATTGGTCGGGGTGGTGAGTTTGCAGGTTCTATGTTGGCACCTCGCGCAACAACCGCGCAATCTGCGCCCGCCCCAAGTTATGCAACAATGCCTATGGGCGAGGCTGGTCGTGGCATGCCTGATATGCCACTTCCAAGAGTTGGTAATCAAGCAGTTCCGCTAAGAACACGCGGTGCTGAGTTTTACGATCAGCCAAACATAACCCCAGATTACGCTGGAGATTACACTCGTCGCCAAGATTACTCGACTAAAACACCTTATCCATCAGGCATGTCGCCCGCTGCGCCATCCATGCCGCAGGGCGTAATGTCGTTCCGTGAGTTTGTTGACGCAGAGCGCGCAGCTATGTCGGGCGCTGATCTTTATGTTGACCCAGCAAACTATCGTCGCGGCTATGCGCGGTACTTAAGTTCTATGGGTATCAACCCAGCAACGATGGGAATGTAATGCCTAAAGACCCCCGCCTCGCCCGCGCTGGAGTATCGGGTTATAATAAACCCAAGCGCACTCCAAGCCATAAAACTAAGTCACACGTAGTTGTGGCTAAGGAGGGTGATAAGGTTAAAACAATTCGCTTTGGTCAGCAGGGCAAGACGGGCGATAAAACTATGACAAAGCGTGCTAAGTCGTTTAAGGCAAGGCACGCTAAAAACATTGCCAAGGGCAAGATGAGCGCCGCATATTGGGCAGATAAGGTTAAGTGGTAATGGCTATTACAACCTATGCAGAACTAAAGACAGCGATAGCCAACTGGCTAAACCGCGATGATCTTACGAGCGTTATTCCTGATTTTATCAGTCTTGCAGAGGCTGACTTTAATCGTAAGCTGCGTCACTACAAGATGATTGAGCGCGTCGATGCTACGCTGGATAGTCGTTATGTGCAGCTACCAGCAAACTGGATTGAGACAATTCGCTTTGGCATTACGTCAAATCCTACATTCCGCTTAGAGATTATCGGCATTGAAGATATGCTGCAGTATCGTGAGCAAAATGCAGATACCTCTGGTCGCCCCAAGTATTACTGTCATGTTGGCGAAAGCATTGAGGTATTCCCCACCCCAGACGGTGAATATAGCATGCAGCTTACATATTACGAGCAGATACCTGCGTTGAGCGATAGTAATACATATAATTGGCTGCTTCAGTCTGATCCAGATATCTACCTGTATGGCGCTTTATTACAATCTGCGCCTTACTTGCTAGATGACAATCGCATTCCTGTTTGGACGACACTTTATCAGAATGGTTTAGCGTCACTGCAGAAAGCATCCGACGATACGCGATTTAGCGGTTCAGGCCGTAGAATGCGCATCACTAGTTATTCGTAATAAAATGGTGTATGGTTCACCTAGATATATCTAACGGAGAAATCCATGTCTTTTACAAATACCTACGAAAACCACGTTATGGATTATGTGTTTACGACAACAAGCGTAACACGTCCGACTGCATGGTACATTGCACTATTTACATCTGATCCAACAGATACTGGTTCTGCTGGCACAGAGGTATCAACTGGCACTGGTTATGCGCGTACTGCGGTTACGTTCTCTGTGACTGCGGATACGGCAACAAATACAGCGGCGGTTGAGTTCCCTGCGGCATCAGGCGGCAACTGGGGTACAATCTCGCACATTGGGGTTATGACTGCATCATCGGGTGGTGACATGATTGTTCACTCTGCGTTGACAACTGCGAAAGCAATCAACGATGGCGATGTATTCCGCATTCCAACTGGTGATCTGGATATTACGCTAGATTAATGGCTGTCTACCGCGCATATTACGGTGATGCGTTATATGGTCAGAATATCTACGGTTTATCTGGCTCTATAACGGATGGTGCTGCGACTATCACGCCCAGCGCCACAGTTACTGTTAGCGCGGTTAATGCTATTAGCTTTGCGGCATCCGATACATCCTCTGCAAGCGTTACGGCTGGCGCAGAGGTAGTTAAGCAAGGTGCTGCGGCGGTTACACCTAGTGCAAGCGTTACAGCTACTGCAAACCGCGTAATAGACTTTGCATCTGCGGATGCATCAACAGGCACTGCAAGCGCATCTGGGGGCATCATCAAGGATGGTGCAGTTGCCGCGACACTGCAAAACTTGGTTGTTTCCTTAGCAGAAACATATGCAGAGGTGGACGGGTATCGCAGCGGTTATGGTCTGCGCACTTACGGCACGAACATCTATGGCGAGAACCACTCCATAGAGGAAGGTGCAGCGTCTATTAGCCTAGCTTCCAGCACAACTGCGGCAGGCCAGCGGGTTGCGGATGTTAGTCTGACAATATCGGCAAGTGTCACATTCACATCAAATGGGGTGATTGATGTTGTAGGTCGTGCTACAATCACGCCAACATTGTCTGTAGATATAGCTTATAACCGTGTTCGGTTGATGGCTGCATCTGATGACGTAACTTTGACAACGGATGTAAATGCGCGGTATAAGTGGCTAGACGCAGATGATCCGACAACCATATGGACTGATGCACCTGATCCTAGTGATACATGGACAGATGCTGATTACTTAGAGAGGGCCGCATAATGGCGACAACTACGACAACATATAGCTTTCAAAAGCCTACCGTTGGCGGCGATGAAGACGCTTGGGGCGGCTATCTAAACGGCAACTGGGATGCTATTGATGATCTACTGGACGGGACAACGCCTGTTACTGGTATTGATATTTCGTCAGGTACGGCTTCATTTAGCACCTTAGCTGTAACAGGCACAGGCGCGGTTCAGCTTTCTTCTGGCACAACAGCGCAGCGCCCTACACCGTCAAACGGTATGATCCGCTATAACTCTGACGATGCTCAGTTTGAGGGCTATGCTGATGGCGAGTGGGGTGCTATTGCTGGTGGCGGTGGTGACACACAGACTGCTACAACTACAAGCACAACGCAGACTGCCGTTGCGTCTTATACTGCATCAACATCGCTTGGTATTGAGATTACCGTTATTGCGACTGACACAGTTGCAACTGAGCGCACTATTACAAAACTTCTAGTGACGCATGATGGCACTACCGCTGTGGCGACACAGTATGGCGAGGTTAATACGGACACTGCTGTTGCGTCCTATGATGTAGATATTTCTGGCGGCAATGTACGTTTGCTGGCGACTGCTGCATCAGCTAACTCAACTAACTTTACTGCGGTGGCGTCAATCCTAGCATAAACATTCAGCCAAGTGGAGAGTGAAGCATGGCAAACAACAAAGACTTCAAAGTAAAGAACGGTATCCAGCCCACAGCATATCACGAGGGCTTGGGTACTGTTACGTCTGGCAGTTCTGGGTATAGTCTGGCTAGTGCTAGTTATGATAATGTAAGTTTTTCTTTTGATACTAGTAGATATGCCAACGGTTTTGTTTTTGGCAACAATGGTACAAAATTATATACCGTTTATAGTACGGGTGATGTACGTCAATACTCTTTGAGTACTGCATATGATATTTCAACAGTAAGCTATGACAGCGTAAGCAAAAGCGTTACTGCTCAGGACACTTCATTATTGGGTATAAATTTCAAACCAGATGGCACTAAGATGTACATAGTTGGCAATACGAATCATGACGCCTATCAGTATAATCTATCTACAGCGTGGGACTTGTCTACAGCAACCTATAATGCAACACTTGATTTATCCTCCACAGTAGTTGTTACCCCTATTGACATTATATTTAATGATGACGGAACAAAAGTTTACATTTTAAGCGGGTATAATGATGACATATTTCAATACTCTTTAAGCACTGCATACGATATTTCAACAGCAAGCTATGATAGCAAAACATTAAGTTTAGACGCTGAAGATACAATACCGTATGGTTTTCAGTTTTTAGATAACGGCAATAAAATATGGGTTTGTGGTAGGGCAAATGATACTATTTATCAATATAACTTGACCACAGCATATGATATTAGCACTGGTAGCTATTCAGGCACGTCTTTTGCCACAAGCCAAGACCCATACAAGTTTAATTTTAATGCTGATGGCACAAAAATAATATTACTTGGTTCAGTATTTGGGTTACACCAATACTCCACAACCCTAACCACCGCCACCCTAGACCTATCCACTGGCTCAGTCTTTGAGATCACCCCAACGTCTGACATTCAGATTGGCCTAAGCAACCCTGCTGCTAGTGGT